GAGGGGGAGCTACCCCAGTAGCCGGAAATGCCCTTCGCGCGCTGGCGGGCCTCACAGAGGCGCAGGGGCGGGGCAAAAAAAATGCCCCAGACCCGGGAGGGGAGGGGCAAAGGTGTCAGCGTGACAAGAACAACGAATCCACGCGCTACGCACCCACCTCGCTAATCAGCGTCCTTAGCTTGGTTGATGCGAAAGCATGGCTATTATGCGCGCCATGCCGACAATCCGCCAAGGCATCTACGACCTGCTGACCAGCGTATCGATCGATACGAAAGAAGAGGGGCGCACTCACGTCACACCGTGGCCGTCGCAGCGCCTCGTAATCGACACCATCGCCAAAGGGCTGAGCGAGGGCGTGCATGAATTCGTCGTGCTGAAATGCCGCCAGGTCGCGATCACCACGGTGTGCAGCGTCATCGAGCTTTTTTGGGCGCTCGCCAACCCGGGCGTGCAGGGCGCGATCATCGCCGATCGCACCGACAATCTCGAGCGGTTGCGCCGGATCTTTGCCAACCTGCTCGAAACCCTGCCGCCCGAATGGCGCTCGGTCGAGCACCGGTTGATCACCAACAACCGCAACGGCATGGTGTTCGCCAACCGCTCGGTGATTGACCTCTTGGCGGCTGCGAACAACCCCGATCTCGGCGCCTCCCGCGCGCTGAACATGGCGCACATGACCGAGTGCGGCACCTGGAAGAGCCTTGCGGGCGTGGAGTCTCTGCGCGCCGCGCTCGCGCGCGAGAACCCGCACCGGCTCTACGTCTGGGAATCGATCGCCAATGGCTTCAACTGGTATTACGACCACTGCCAGCGGGCGAAGCAAGACCGCCACATGCGCTTTGTGTTTTGCGGTTTCTGGTCGAACCCGACCTACCAGATCCCAAAGAGCGATCCCGATTACAAAACCTACTGGGATGGTTCGCTCACCGACGATGAGCTTCTGCGGGCGCGCTACTGCCTCCAAGAATATCAAGTAAAAGTGACGCCATCGCAAATAGCGTGGTGGCGGCGCGAAAACGAACACCGCGCCGATGAGTATATGTTGCGCCACTACCCGTGGACCGAAAAAGAATGTTTTATCGCCAGCGGCTCGAGCTTCTTCCCCGCCGCACGCACCCTCGAGATGAGCGAAACGCTGGCCGCCGGGCCGCCGTACCAAGCCTATCGCTACCATTTCAACGAAAAGTTCCTCGAAAGCGAGATCACCCAGACGCTCGATACCGACGAGGCGATGCTGCGCGTCTATGAGCCGCCCGAGCCGGGGGGCATCTACTGCATCGGTTGCGATCCCTCGGGGGGTGGCGGGCACGATGCCGACGACCACGCGGTGCAGGTGCTGCGCTGCTATGCCGACCGGGTCGTGCAGGTCGCCGAGTTCCAGTCGAACAAGCCCTTGACCTATCAGTTTGCCTGGGTGCTCGCGCACCTCGCCGGGGCCTATCGCGACCACATTGTCAATCTCGAGGTGACCGGGATCGGCGCGGCGGTGATGCCCGAGATCCGCAATCTGCGGCAACTCGCTGACCGCGGTCTGATGAATTCGGTGCCGATCGGCGGCGAGGATCAGATCATGGCGCTGATTGGTGCGGTGCGGTGGTTTCTCTATAAGCGCGCCGACACCTACGGCGGGGTCGGCAACGTCCTCAACTGGAAGACCAACAGCGACAACAAGAGCATGATCTTTTCGGCGCTGCGCGACTCCTTGATGCTGCGGCGCATCGAGATCCGCTCGGTGCGGCTGATGCGGCAGCTACAGGCGATCATCGAAGACCAGGGCTATATCGGCGCGGGGGCCGACAGCGCCGAGGGCGACGACCTCGTCATGGCGCTGGTCCTGGCGCACTGGTCGTGGATCGATCAGCGGCGCGATTCACTGGTCGCCCGGCAGATGACGTGGGACTCGCAAAAGGGCGAGCGGCCCGCGCAGAATGCGGGCACCGTGCTGAGCCAAGCCTATAGCGACTTCTGGGTCAACTTGAACCGGCGCAGGCGCGTCGGCGCGCAGGTGTTCTGATGATCCTGAGGACCTATGCGTGCGAATTCTGCGGACACGTAATCGAGGTGCAGCTGACCTCTGAGCAGTGGAACGCCGAGCCGCCCGATTGCGAATACTGCGCGGCCACCCCGATGGTGCAGGAGTTCAAGCCGCCCGCGATCGGCGGCAGCCCCGCGGGCAAGGCGCGCGCGCTCGCCGAAACCATCGCCGCTGAGGATTACCAGGTCGCCGACATGCCGACGAGCGAGAGCCGCGGCCGGGTGCGCTACAAGGACCAGGGCGCCGAGGTGATCCCCGCTTCCAGCTGGGCGGCCGCGGGGAGCCAGCTGAGCCAAGCGGTGGCGCTCGGGCGCGAGGTCCGGTTGCGCCATGGCAACGGACTCGACGTCCTGCAATCGGCGCTCAAATCGGGCGCGCAGCGCGACCTCATCGCCGACAGCAAAAAACGCAGCATCCGGGTCTACTGATGCTGCGCATCCCGACCAACCCCGATCGCGCGGCCGAGTGGGCTCGCGAACTGGTCGACGAGTGCATGGCGACCGCCGATGAGCGCGGGCAGGTCTATCAGAAGGCGGCGCAGTACTACTACACCGGCTCGGGCGATGTGCGCGCCGCGATCCACAACAAGGTGCGCGGCTTTGTCGACCGCCTGTCGGGCTACTACTTCCAGCCGCAGAATGTCCGATTCAATCTGCTCTTCGATTCAAACGAGGCGCTCGACGTGCTCGAGCGGGCGCGGGCGCTGGGGCAGATGCTCGCCGCCGACTACCGCTCGACCGACACCGATCTGCGCTTCTCGGACGCGGTCACCTGGGGATTGATCTGTGGAAATTATCTGCTGAAGCACTGGGGCGAGGGCTACGGGTTCCGCGCCGCGCCAGTGCATCCGATCAATTTCGGGGTGCTCTCGGAGTCTGTGGTTAACTTGGACGAGCAGGAGGCGTTCTGTCACTGCTCCTACCCGACGGTGACCCGGCTGCGCTCGATGCTGGTCGACAGCGGCCACCCGCGGGTCAGCCAGGTCATGCAGAAGATCATGGAATCGCGCCACAGCGAGCGCGACCAGGACGAGCCGAGCTTTTTTCACCAGATGGTGGTCGGCGGCATGTCGCCGCTCGGCGATGTCGGCTCGACCCCCTCGGCGGCTGGCATCGTGCAGGTGTTCCCGATCCCGACCCCTTGGCGACCGCAGCGCCGGGTCACCGAAACCGTTAAACACTGTGAACTCTGGGTGAAGGACCAGAACCGCGACGGCGACTACACCACGATCCAGCTGATCTACGGACCCGAGCCGCTGATCCTCGAAGGCATCGACGCACCGAAAAACCTCAGCGGCGTGCCGGGGCACCACCCCTTTGTCCAGGTCAAGGCGAACGAAACCCCGGGTTATTTCTGGGGCCGCTCGGTCGTCGCCGACGTGCAGATGCTACAGGATGTCATAAGTAAGCGACTACGGGACATCAAGGTGATGTGGGATCGAAACGCAGCGGCACCTTACTCGTTCGCCGGGTTTAACAGCATAACCGAAGAACAGTATTATAAGCTGATTAGTGAAGGTGGCTTTATATCTGACCCCAATCCCAACGCCAAAGCCGCCAAGCTGACCGAGCCCCCGCCCCCGGGTTACCTGGAAGAGTTGGAGTTCCTGTGGAAGCTGTTCGACGAGGCGGGCGGGTTCAGTCCGATCATGACGGGTCAAGGCGAGCCCTCGGTGCGAGCGGGCGTCCATGCGCAGACGCTGGTGCGAACCTCGTCGCCCGCGCTGATCGACCCCGCCACGCGCATCGAACGCCAACTCGCCGACAGTGGATACCTTGCCTGCCGCTTGATGGCAAACAACGATCCGCGGATCTACCGCACGGAGAGCGGTCTTGAATTCGAGATCGAAGCTTTTCTCCATGCTCATGAGAATTTTCAGGTCGAGGTCGACAGCCACTCGGCCTCGCCCGCTTTTGCTGAGGACTCCCGCCAGACCGCCATCGCGCTGGCGCGGGCGCAAGCCATTGGCGCGGAAGATCTCATAGAGATGCTCAACCCGCCCAACGCGCAGCTGCTCCTCGCTCACCTGCGCGAGCGCAAGGCGGCGATGGCAAAGCAGCAGCAGCAGGAGGCGGCGCAGGCCGCCGCCACCGGGCAACCGCCGCCGGGGCAGGCCGCGAGCCGCAGGCAACCCGCGCGTCACTAAGCGCGGTACTTGCTTACCGCATCTATGTCGGTTTACCGTCTGCGCCGCTAAATCTAGGCGGGATTCTACCCGTGGCAGATGGCATGGACGCGGGGATGCCGCCGGGCCCCGGCGACTCTCCCCCACAAGCAGGCGCAGCAGGCCCGCCCGGTGCCGCCGGTTCGCCGGTTCTCGCCGCCTTGGCGCGTGCCCGCGGGGCACCGCAGGCCTCGGCCCCCGGTCAGGGCGCGCAGGGTGCGGCGCTGATGCAAGTGAAGGCCGCGCTCGACATGCTGCAGAACGCGCTGCCGCAATTGGGCATGGGCTCGGACGTTCACCGCGACGTGATCAACGCCGTCAACCGCCTCAGTCGCCACCTGCCGCAGGGCATCCCGACCGCGGGCGCGCAGCAGACAATGGCGCAGGATCTGGTCCGCAACACCCAGCGCAACGCGCTGTTGCAGCGCCTCATGGCGATGCAGGGCGGCCAGCAGCAGCAGCCGCAACCCTCGACACCGTTACCGGGAGCCTGAGATGGCACAGAACCGCAGCTACGATCCGCCGATCTCGACCCCGCCCGATGTGCCGCCGCGCACCATCCGGCAGGTCGACACCCAGTCCGAGGTGAGCGAGTGGGGCGCCATCCCGCGCGTCGTGCCGCGGCTCGCGGGCGGCATCCCCTTACAGCCCTCGATTGTCGGTCGCTCTGAAGGTCCGACCCGCTGATGGCGGAGCAGGGGGAATTGCCGACGCTCGAGCGCACGCCGATGGACGCGCTTAACGAGGCGCGTTTCCATGCCTACCGGATTGCGCTTGAGGCGGTCGAGTTCCTCCACACGACAATGAACGACGCCGAGGAGGACACCGACCGGCGCATCATGGCCGCCGCCGAGATCCTTAATTTCATCAAGGTGCCGTGATGCCGGTCACCCTCACCGATGAGCAGGTCGCGGAGCTACGCCAGCGCCTGGGGCAGGCGGAAACCAATCGGCAGATTGCGGAGGCGGCGTCGGGCGTGTGGAACGACCCCGAATTCGGCGACGAGGCCAAGCGCCTGTGGAAGCGCAAATATCCCGACACCTCGATCCCCGATTTCGACCTCGAGCAGCGCATCAACAAGCGCCTCGACAGCGAGCGCGAGGAGCGCGAAGCGGAGCGCAAAGCTTCGCGTGATCGCGAGCAGGACCAACGCATTGCCGCTCAGCGCAAGGAAGTACAGGACAGCTATGGGTTCACCGACGACGCGATGAAGCGTCTCGAGGACTTCATGGTCGAGCGCAATGTCGGCGATTACGAGGTCGCCGCCGAGCACTTCGCGAGCCGCAACCCGCGCATGTCCGACGGCCAGGACGCAGGCTACGATTCACAGTTTTGGCATCACGAACGGCAGGACACCTTCAAGGAAATTGCCGCCGATCCCGAGGAGTGGGGGCGCAAGGAAATCCTGAAGACGCTGCGCGAAGGCGAGCAGCGACGACCGGGTCGCCAGTGGTAGACGCCATTGCGATTATATCATAAAAGGAGGCATTGCTAATGCCGCAATTGGGGGCCGGGATCATCCCAAACGGACCCATTGGGTTCGAGCTAGAGGCTACTGTTCGCAGGGTTTTTGCCCAGATGGTCGTCGTGCTCATCTACAAGCAGAATCCGCTTTTAGCACTATTGTTGCGCAATGCGATTCGCGCAAGCGGTGGCGTGAGTCCCTATACGCAGCCGGTGCAGACTGGGCGCTATGTCAATTCGTCGTGGATTGGCCCAGCGGGCAACTTTACGATCCCGCCCGATGTCGCGGCGACGGTGAACGCCGAGTTCAACCTCTGCGCCCTCGCCACCCCGGTGACCAGCTTCGGCCTTGAGCAGCTGGTGACTCAGGATGCGGTTGCGGTTACCTCGCGACTGATGCTCAAGCTCAACGACATGAAGAATTCGGCGCTCGACGCGCTGTGCACGTCGCTGTTCTCGTCATCCACGTCTGGGGGCGTGGTGAACCCGCTGCAGATGTTCGGGCTGCTCGACGCTTACGGCTCGGCCGCGAACGTGCCGATCTACGGCGGACTGTCGCGCACTACTTATCCGATGTGGGCAGGCGGCGCGGCGACCGGGGGAGCGGGCAGCCTCACCCGCCGCGGCTTTATTCAGTTCATCCTGCAGAACGTCCAGCACGCGGGCGGTGAAGCCCCCGATTTCGGGGTGATGAACATCACCGACTGGACAACCTTGATGACCGATTTCATGGCGCTGGAACGCTACAACAACGATCCGTCAAGCCGGTGGGGGAAGGAAGACCCGGTCAACAGCGGGTTCAGGGGATTGCTCTTGGGCGACACCCCGCTGTTCTTTGATCTGCAGTGCCCGCAAGGCACCGCGTTCCTCTTCAACTCGCGCTACATCACGATGGTGGTTCACGAAGACGCAAATTTTGCCTGGACGGGCTGGTACTCGACCATCCCGCAGGGGCAGGTGGCGAGCGTCGGCTTGAGCCTCACCGCGCTCAATCTGGTTTGCAGCAAGCCTGCCACCGGCACCATCATCACCGGCTTGGCCGCGTAAGGGAGACAAGCGATGGCAGGAAGCGGTGGCGTTGTTTTCGGCCCCGGCTCGATCACCGAGGGGCGGTTCTCCACGGGCGTGGCATTGGGGGCGGGGGCGGTCGTGCCGCCCGGCGCGTGGTTTCTCCCCGGTGCGTTTGTCATCACCGTGCCCGCGATCCCGCCCGCGACCGGCACGACGGCGGTCAATTGCCCGGGCGGCTTCTGTGTCTCGGACGGGGTCAACGTGACCCTGACCGCGGCGGGCACCGCGACCCGCCTCGGCGCGGGGAACCCCTACCAATGGCCGTGGCCCAACCCGTGGCCGCTGACCCCGTGACGTGATGTGCTCGCCACCTACATCGCCGAAACCCAGAACCATCTGAACGACAGTCAGGGTCAGTTCTTCGCGATCCCGACGCTGACCACTTACGTCAACCGCGCACGACGGCGCATCGCCTCGGCGAGCGGCTGCTGCCGGGTTCTGGTTCGCGCCAAGACCCAGGCGAACCAGGAGCAGTATCAGTTCAACGACTGGAAGGCTCTGGCCCAAGAGGTGCCGGGGATCCGCGAGATCCTCGCGGTGCGCTCGCTCGCGATCGCCATCGGCCCGGGCGACGGTGCCTGGAAGCCCGCGTGGAACCGCTTAGCCTGGTCTGACTTCCAGGCCCGGTTCCGCATCTGGAACCATGCCTGGGTCGGCACCATCAGCTATCCCGGGTTCTACGCGCAGTATGGCTTCGGCACCGCGGGGTCGATCTTTCTCGCACCCATCCCCTCTCAGGTGCAGCCGATGGAACTCGATTGCTCATGCCTGCCCTTCCCCTTAGAGAACGACGACGACCCCGAGCCCATCCCCGAGCCGTGGACCGACGCGGTCAGCTACTTTTCGGCATGGCTCTGCCTCGTCCAGCAGCAGCGGCGCGAGGACGCGACGGCGATGCTGCAGATGTTCCAGGCCGAGTTGCCGTTCTGCGCCAGCGTCGTGGCGCCGAGCATGGTCACAAGCCCCTACGGCGCGGTTCTGCGCTCGTCATGAGCGGGATCGGCGGCTCGAGCGACCCGCCGGGCACCCAATGGCTGCGATCGTACTGGCGCTGGAAACCAGATAACCCTGGAGACATGTTCACGCCGCAGCAAAACCTCGAGCGCAACCAGCAGTTCGCCAAGCCGGGGCCGTACATCACGCCGCTGAGCGCGCAGGAGCAGCCGCTGTTCAACGAGTGGCTCAAGACCGGGGCGATGGGGGCGCCGGTCAACTACCAGCATGGCGACCTCGACTACGACATGCCGGGCTTCTGGAAGGCGATGCAGGCAGGCGACCCCGAAGCAAAGCCCCAGGTGGTGCGGGAGGACATCGATCGCGCCACCGGCAAGCCGAGGGTGCACTTTCCCGACAAATGGAAGACGCCCTACGAGGCAACGTTTTCGCAGGGCTCGATGTACGCGCTGCCGCACGCGCCCAAATGGGTGCAGGTGGGCAAAGATCACTGGCAGTACCGGCTCGGCTCGCACGTCATCTTTGATGACAACGAGAGGCGTTGGCGCGGGATGCCGCAGCAATAATGCCGATCGCCTCCGACAACCAGCCGACCATCATCGAGCTTGCGCACTGGCCGCAGGGCGGGCTCAACCAGTCGACCCGGCGCAGCACAATCGAGGACGCGGATCTGTGGTGGGTTGAGAACTATTTCCCCTTGGCGAACGGCGAATTGCGCACCGCCTGGGGACCGTCGGCGCCGCTGTGGACCGCGCCCGCCGGGGTGTCGATCCTGCGCATCTTCTTCACCAACATGAACGGCACCGACCCGATCGCCCTGCTCTACCTCTCCAACGGCACCATCCAGGTCGTCAACCTCAACACCAACGCCACGCTCAACCTCGGCATTCTGTGGAACCCGGTGGCGCCCAACTACCCCGCCGATTTCAAGTTGTGGACACCGACGACGGTCGGCAACACCACCGGACAGGTCGGCGGCGGGCTCATCGGCAGTCCGCGCGGGCTCTACGCGATCGACGCAAACTTCACCATCAGCCCGCCGGGGTCGAACGCCCCGACCTGGCTGACCGGCGGCGCCACCACCGATGCGAGCGGCAACCCGCTGGTCATGCCCTCGGGATTGCCGGGCATCTTTGCGATGGAGGTCTATAACCAGCGCCTGTTTGTCCTCGGGCAGACGGTGGTCAGCTTCTCGGCCCCGAGCAACGGCGCCGACTTCTCGACCGCGGGCGGTGGTGGCAGCTTCCCCTATTTCGGTGACCAACTGACTGTGTCGTTCACCGAGATGTGCGCCACCGCCGGGTTCCTCTACATCTTTGGCGATTCGATGACCGACTGGATCTCGAACATCCAGCTGGTCGGGCAGGCGCAGGCGACGACCTCGCCTTCTGTCACCACGCCCTACACCACCGAGTTCCAGCTGAGCAACTACAACCCGCAGATCGGTCAGCGGTTCTTCCGCCCGGTGGGCAAGTGGCTGCAGGCACTGACGGTGTTTGATCTCGCCGGGGTTTATTTGATGTCTGGCGACGGTCAGGCGACGTGGCTGACGCAGAAGGTCACCAATCTGTGGCACAGCCTCAACCCGACGCCGTTTCAGCCGACCGCAGCCCCGGTGCATGTCTTCGGGCAGCGCTGGCTGCTGTTCAACGGCACCTTTACCGATCCCTGGGGTGTCGCGCGCTCGATGATCCTTTGCTGGAACGGACAGATCTGGACCGTCGCCTCGCAACGCTACGCGCTCACCCATATCGGCTTCTACGAGCAGGATTCGTGCATCACCGCCTACGGCACCGACGGCTCGGTGCTGGTGCAGCTGTTCGCCCAGCCCGATCCCGCGCTCGAGAAGCGGCTCAGCACAAAAGCCTATAACGGTTCCCCGCCCGAGCCGCTCGCGATCAAGAACTGGAAGCGCAGCTACATGCACCTGCGCGACATGGCCGGACAGCCCGAAGGCAGCTTTCTCACCGGCAGCTTCTCAACCGCTGGCGGCGGCATCCCCAACGGCTCGCAGCGGGTGTCGTTCGAGGTGCAGCCGAATATCGATGACATCCGCCCGCACCCGACCGAGGGTCAGGGGATCTTTGGCTGGCTCGACCTTACGTCGAATAGCCCCGATTTCATCATCGAGCGGATTTTGCTAGCCTACGAATCGCGAACACTCTTCGGCGCCTAGAGGAGGGCATCCCGTGGCAAGGCTACGCAGTCGGTTTGGGGTTCGCCGCCCCGCGCTACGACAACACTACGGCGTGGGCATCCGCTTTCCTCGACCACCAAACCACCGCGCCTTGCGCGGCGGCGACATGCGCGCCCGCATCGGCCGCATGAGCCGCAGACGCTAATGGCTTTTCGTAGCCCGCTCGAAGGCGGGCGAACCGGCCCCGTTCGTGGTGAACGGGCAGAAGAAGGAGGGCGAAAGATGGCACGTCGATTAAAGAACACGCGCAGAGCCCGTCGCATAAGGGCACGTCGCCGCCGCTAGATTCCCGGCAGGATCAATTGCGGGGATTGATTTGTGGCGTGGTGCGTGAGGTACGCAATCATCTTGCGTAGCAAGTCCCTGTCATCCCCCACCTGACCGAGAACAAGGTTGCAGCGGCTACAGAGCCAACCTCTGGCATGGCCGAGTTTGTGGCAGTGGTCAGCGTTGAGTTTTTTGTCGCTCGCTTCGCCACAAAGCTCGCAAACCTCAGGCGGGGGGCGTCCCATCAGTTCGATGCGGCGGCGCTCTTCCCAACGGCGGCGATAATCATCCCGTTTTTTGGGGTTCTTTGCGTTGTAGTCGCGAGCGTATGCCCGAGACTTCGCTCTTGCCTCTGGCTTCGCTAAGTACTTGAGGCGGCTTTTGCGGAACTTGTCGGCATGCGCACGTGCGTAGGCGCGCATGTAGTCCTGCTTCTTTGTGGTATTAGGCATCAGCCGTGCTCCTTCTAGGCAGGAGTAGGGTCAGGGGCGATGGCAACCGGCCCAGGTTGCTATCGCTCCGTAGTTTAGCAGGAGGGAATAGCTATGGCACGTCGTAGGGGTGGTCGCCGATTGGTTTTAGTTCCGGCAAGTCGCAGGGCAGCCCGTGCCCGCCGTCGTCGCCGGTAACTTCAAGCTGACCGCACCGGAGCCGTCCGAAAAAGACATTCACGGCGCGGTTCGCGATCTGCTGGATCTGTGCCTCGCCCCACCGGCAGTTTGGACGCCATATCCGGCGGGGGTTACTGCGCTCTCGCCAGCGCAATTCGCGCAGTATTCACGCTTTGGTTTGAAGCGTGGTTTTCCGGATGTGCTTATTTTTTACGATCTTGTTTTCGGCATTGAGCTAAAGCGCCGAGGCGGGCGCCTGTCGAAGACCCGCATCGTTCGCACCCGCCGGGGAAGTCCCCGCGAATTGATCGGGCAGGAAGAGATGCACGCCAAGCTGCTTGGCACGGGAGCCTTTGGCGCGATCGCCGTTGCGCGTAGTGTCGATGATGTGTGCCGATTGCTTGATGATTGGCATATCCCCAGAGTAGGAGGCAGGAAATGGCTAGCCGCGCTCAGCGTAAGGCCGCTCGCAGAAATCTCCGCAGAGCCCGCGCCCGCAGGAGGCGGTAGTGCCTAACCGAGATCGATCATGGCCGTACAGAACGGGTCAGGCGGACTCACCCCCGGCGATAACGGTGAGTCCGGATACGGATCTGAACTCCGCGCGCTCACTCGCCGGGCCTTTGCGGCTCGGTACGGAGCCGAGGGTCGGCCCGCGGGGGAACGTCGCAAACGGCGGCGAGTTCGCAACCGACTTCGGCGTCGATAGGATCAGCCCGCGCGGGTTTGACCCGATGGGGACCAGCGATACGCGCCTGCCGCCGCAGGAAGCCTCGGAGTTGCTGAGCCGTGCCGGGCGTCGCAGGCGGGGTTAGCAGCCGCAAGCTCGAGGCGGGGCAATCGCCGATCCAGTACCCCGACCTGTTGTCGGCGTCGACCACGCTGGTGCAATCGGGCTCGGGCTATCTGCGCCTCGTCAACGCGCTGCAGACCCTCGACCAGGCCGCCAACGTTCTAACGCTCGACGGACTCATCACTTCGCAGGCGTCGGCGATCGCCACCTTGCAGTCGCAGATGGCGCAGACCATCACCGCCGTGCAGACGTTGCAGACCCAGGTCTTCACGTTGCAGTCGCAGGTCGCGGCGCTGCAGGCGCAGCTTGACGGGGTCAGCTTTGGCGCGGTCGGGCCGACCGTGCCGTCGATCGCCGCGGGGAGCATCGCCACCACCATCAGCGGCACGCAGTATCTGCTCCCGCTTTATTCGTCGTGATCCGCGACATCACCGCCAACGACATCCCGTGGGTGGCCGCGCTCTGTCAGCGCCGCTACGACATGAGCCGCTACGACGTCGGCGGCGGGCTGGTGGCGCTGACCCAGGCGATGAACCTCCCGACCGCGATTGCTTGGCGCAATGATCACGCCTTTCTCGTCGGCAATCAGCAGGCGCGGACCTGGGCGCCGAAGCGCCGCTCTTTGCATATTCTCGCGATTTGCGTCGAAGAGGGGCATCATTGGGCAGCGGCAGAACTCTTGCGCGAGAGCGTCGAGTGGGCCCGCGCTCGGGGGTGCAAAAAGTGGTGGATCGCGACCGAGACTGAATTCGAGGTCGGCGCCCTTGCCAAGCGGATCGGGGCGCACCCCGAGACAGTCTACGCGATTGACCTTGCGAAGGACTGAGCCATGACAAGCTCGTTATTTAGCGGCGGCAATGTCGCGGGCGTCGAGCAGCAGATCGAAAACCTCATCCCGTCATTCCAGAACTTCGCGGGCCAGTCCGACACCCTTGGCGGCATCGAGCAAAGCCAGGGGGTCAACGACATCTACCCGACCGCACTGGATCAGTACCAGAAAGGCGCGGCGGGGCAATTGACCGACGCGCAGCAGGCGGCGGTCAACCAGACCAAGCAGCAGATGGATCTCGCCACCTCGGGCACCTATGCCAATCTGGGGCTCGGCGGCTCGACCATGAAGACGCAGGATCTCGACGCCAACGCGCAGAAGAGTCTCGCGCAGACCGTCGGCTTCTCGGCGCTCGATGAGGAGCTTGGTCTGAAGGGATTGTCCACGGCGCTCGGCTTTGAGCAGGGGGCGAACACCTCCTTTGGCACGGCGGCGAGTTCATTGGGGCAGGGGGCGAACGCGCTCGCGGGCGTCGGCAATCTCGCCGCAGGCCAGCAGGCGGCGCAGATGCAGGCCTTGGGCAGCATCGGCTCGGCGCTCGGCAGTAAGTTCTGATGCCGACCCCCGACGATTACGAGCCGACAACCCCCTCGCCGTTCCTCCCGGGTTCGGTGCCGGGGGCGGACAATTACCTCCAGGGATCGAACATCGACCGGATCATGCCCTATGTCGGCAGACCGCTGTCGCAGGTGCCGCAGGTCACCCCCGCGGCCTTTCGCACGGTTCAGCCGCCAACCGACCCGTACACGGCGCCGGGGGATACGCGGCCGCCACCAACTCCCACTCCCGGCGCATTCACGCTCGATCCCTCGAGCGGATACATCTTTCCGCGCCGCGAACAGCCGATGCCGCCAGTGCCGCGCGAGGGCACGCCCACCCCGCCGATCACCAGCCCCGGCAATCCCTGGTGGATGTCGACGCCGCGCGGCCAACCCGCGCAGACCCCGTTCCAGCCGCAGATCCAGCGTTACGCGAACGAGTACGGTCTGCCGCCCGCGCTCTTTAACGCGCTCATCCACGCCGAATCGAATTTCAGTCCGGGCGCGCGATCGAACGCCGGGGCGATCGGCCTGGGGCAACTCGAACCCGACACCGCGCGCGGGCTTGGGGTCAACCCCTACGATCCCGAGCAGAACCTGCAGGGGGCGGCGCGGTATCTGCGACAGATGTACGACCGCTTCGGCTCTTGGTCGAAAGCGGTCAGCGCCTATAACCGCGGGCCCGAGGGCGCCGAGAAGACCGGGTTCAGTCTTGCGGGCTACCGCGGCTATGGCGCGGGCACGACGCTGGTCGCCACCGCCGCCGCGCTCGACAGCGGTCTTGTCAAGGCGGGCCCGCGGGCCCCGCCGCCGCAGAACTACCGCCCGGCATCCTACACGCCGCGCGGCGGCTATCCTTCGATGATCCCCGACCGGCCGCCCTCGATGTGGGGCAAGGACGAGGGGCTTTTTGGCGACGGCCCGGGCAGCATCCCGCATCAGCGCGAGATCCCCGGCATCATCCAGGGCATCGCGCCTTTCTTGATGATCGGCCTCGCGCTCTTCTCGAAGGGCGCGGCGTTGCCGATGCTGTCGGCCTTTGCCGGTTACCAGTCGGCGCGCAACAAGCGGCAGGAGGCCGACGCCAAGGAGCTCAAGACCAAGTACCAGGACCACCTGAAGGAACTCAAAGCGCGTATGCAGGAGGAGCAGCTGGAAGCGGCGGGGGCGATGGGCGACCCGCAGGCGCTGCAGGCGATCGCGCTCAAATACGGCGACTCGCAGCTGCAGGCCGTGCTCGCCCAAGGCGGCGACCCCTCGGCGCTCTTCCAGGCGCGCGACAAGGCCTACCAGGATGTCAGCAAGACGAACCTCGCCGAGCAACGCCTCGTTCTTGCCGAGCAGAAATTCGCGGTCGAGCAACAGAAGTGGTATCTTGAGCAGCAGGAAAAGGCCGAAACCGATCCGCTCAAAAAACAGAAGCTGCAGGATGAGGTCGCTGAACTTGAAAGGAAGCTCAAGGACAGCGAGAAGAAGCAGCATGACCTAGAACGCGGTATCGGCATCGAGACAGCGCCCTACGGCAGCGATGGCGGCGAATCGGGCAAACCGGCGGCAGAGCCGCCTGCCGAGCCCGCCTCGCCAGAGGCGCCTGCCGCACCCTCTCCAGCCGCACCTGCGACCCCCGAAGCTCCTGCTTCCAGCGAAGCTCCGACCGCACCCTCGCCTGCCCCAGCCGAAGCACCCGCCCCCGAGACAGCGCCCGCGCCACCACCATCGACCCCGACGCCATCGGGTGCCGCGCCCGAGCGCGGTGCGCAGGCCACCCCGCCGCCGTCCGGCGGTGAAGACCAGGTGGTCGATGCGCAGGGCAACCCGATCCGACCGCGCGCTGACGTGGTGCCTGCGGGCTATACCGGGCCGCCGGGGGCCGCAGCTGCTCCCGCCACCGCGCTGCCGCAGGTCGATGTCGGCGGCCTGCCGCCCTATTACCAGTCAGCCCCCGATCTCTTGAAGACGACGGGGCTCTCGCCCGAGCGGCTCGACCAGAACGCCCGCACCTACCTCGAAACCGGACACGATGTTTATCGCGGCGGCCCGAGCGGCGACCCGCTCGCGATCCCGCGCAACGAAGCAGTGGCGCGGCGCGCGTCGCAGATGCAGTCCTTTATCGACAAGGTGATCCGCGACACCAAGCCGGGCGACATCAACAGCGCGCTGCAGAAGATCGCCACCGCCGACCCTGGCCTCGCCTCGGTGGCGCGCTCGGTCGACAACGGTGACATGCCGGGGCCGAGCGGCTGGCAGTTGCGGGCACCGTTTTACCAGAATGTCCAGAAGCTGGTGACTTCGCTCGACCCGAGCTGGGACGCCTCACGGTGGGTGACGAACTATCGCACCAAAGTCGCCTACCACGTCGGCACCCAGAGCAATCAGATCCGCTCGGCCAATACCGCGCTCGCCCATATGTCGACGCTGTGGGACATGGCCGACGCGATGCACAACGGTCAGTTCCCGACCGTCAATGCTATGCGCAACTGGTGGAAGACGCAGACCGGGCATGAAGCGGCAACCGACTTCATCGCGGCGCGGGCGGCCGTGTCGCGCGAACTCGAGCGCGCGTTTCGCGGCACGGGCGGGGCCTGGGGCGAAATCAAGGAGGATCTGCAGAACGTCAACGAAAACTCCTCGCCCGAGCAAATCCAGGGCTACATCCGCACCGTCACCGAGCTCTTGAAGGGGCAACTCGATTCGCTCGCCGACCTTTATCAAGGCGGCACCGGCAAGCCGACCACGGGCGACGACCTGCTGTCGCCCGCCGCGCGCGGCACATTTCACCGCTTCCAGCGTCTTGAACTCGGCTCTGGCGGTGCCCCGATCCCGAAAGCGGGCGCCGAGCCGTCTGTCCTTGATGACACCGCGACCTATCCGCCAAATTCGGCTTACGGACCCGGCCCGGCCCCGGCAGAGCAGGGAACTTGGTCAGCGCAACCGGAACCGGAGCAATGACAAAATTTACCGTCACCGGGCCGGACGGGAAGCAATATCGCGGCGTTGAGGCGCCCACCGCCGACGAGGCGACCCGCCTCATACAACAGCGGCTTGCGCATGCGCCGCCGGATTTCGGCTCGCCGACCAATCCGCCGCAGGATTTTGGCAGCACGCCCGCCAACCTTGCCGCCGGTTTCGGGCAGGGACTGCTCGATCCGATCGAGGGGCTCGGGCAGATGGCTGAGCACCTGCCGCTGGTCGGCGGCGCGGTGCGCGCCATGATCCCCGATGCGCTGCGCAATTGGGCGAAGAATTACCAGCGCCGGGTCGGTGCCTCGACCGCAGGTGAGATCGGCGAGTTCGCGGGCAATGTCGTGCCGTGGCTCTTTCAGCCGGAACTCGCCGCCGGGCGTATCGCGTCGACAGTGCCGCGCGTGGCGGCGCGGATCGCTGAGCGCGCCACCTTGCCCGCAACCCTCCAGCCGGTGCCGCAACCCGGCAACGATTTCTGGACACAGAAGGGCGAGCAGGCAGCGGTCGGCACAGCGCTCGGTGCACCCCTCGAGGCGGTGGCGGGCTCGGCGGCGCGACAGCAGGCGACCAGCCAAGCGGCGGCGCAGGCTGCTGCCGACCATGCAAGCGCGCTGGCGGCGCACGGCACCGCGCTGGCGGCACATCAAACAGGCACGCTCGAGCGGGCCGCCGAGCAGCAGGCCCGCAACCAAGCCGCCAATACGCGCGCGGGCATTCCGGGCGACACGACGCTGCGCTGGTATCGAGAAACATTGGGACGCATCGGCCTTGCCGACCAAGCGCCGACCGCGGTCACGCCCGAGGCCAGCGCAAGAGTGCAGAAGCTCGTCGGCGAACGGCTCAACAGCATCATCGGCCGGATGAAGCTCGACCCCAGTGACCCGCAGTTTACCGAAACCCTCAACAACATCCGGAGCGATACGCTGCGCGAATTGCCCGAGAGCGCGCAGACGCGGTTTTACAAGGAGCCGCCAAAACCAGAAGAGGAACCGTTGCTGTTCTCGCAGTACGGCCGTCCGCTGCGCCGCACCACCCGCGACCGCGAACCGCCAAAGCCAGCGGGCGACTGGGTTCGCACCGTCATGGAGCCGCTGGCGAAGGGCGAACTCTCGGGGCGCGATCTGACGAACTACATCAGCCGCCTGGGGGCGCGCGCCGAAGAACTCGCAAGGCAGGCGCGAACCGTGCCGCAGGATCAGCGCGCCGAGCTTTACGCCGCATCGAACGCCATGCGCCAGGTCGAGGACGCGGTCATCGGCCACGCCGCGGGTTCGTCGCAGGACAAGCTCGCGCTCGAGGAGGCGCGTAAGGCTTACAGCATGTGGTCGATCGGCAACGATGCCGGGCGGGCGAGCCAGGGCGGCTCGATGACGCCGCAGCGGCTCATCCAGACCATCAGCCGCCGCATGGGCGAGGCGCGTTACAAGCAGGCGCTGGCCGATCCCAACCATCCCGACCGCGACCTCTACCAGCACCTGCAGCAGCAGCTTGATGCTCTGAAGGCGCCATTACCGGGCGTTCGCCCGGCGAGTGCGGTGCCGCGCCACCCCGGCAAGCCACCAACGCCACCGCGACCGCCCGCCGAGCCCCAGGCCGCGCATCCTCTGGCGCAGCACGCCGCCAACGCAGCGGCGCACATGGCGCTCTGGCACATGCCCGGCGCAGGGCACGCGGCTTATTGGTTTGGCCGCCCCATCCTGCACGCGATCGCGCGCCGCGCCGCCCCCAGCCTTGCCCGTGCGTCCCAGCGTGTCGGTCGTGCCGCGCGCCGCGCCGAAGCACCGGTGAGCGCGGGTACCGCGAATATTGTCAAACAATCGGACGAGCCGGATATGAGTTACCGCGCCCCCTCAAACTTCAGGCCGCCGCGATGATGACCGAAGACGAACGCGCCGAATACGCGCTGGCGCAGCGCCTTGCCTGCCGCCCGCTCGAATGCACCGCCGATCCCTATTGCTGGGTGGCGCTCGGCACCAAGGAGTCGCTCTCGGAGCGCATCCAGGGCACACCGCGCTGCGCGGCCTGCAGCGGGAAGGTCAGGATCAGCGAGTGGCGCACCCCCGCCGGGCTGCAGTTGGCACCGCACGGCAGGCTCAATCCGAGGGGTCACTCGCGGGGGCCAGACGGTCGCAGGGGTGAGTTGCGGCCAGGGGAAGCTGGGGGATCTCCGAAGGGGGCGGAATCCTTTTCCCCCGCGAGCGGGACGCTCTAAATAGCATATGACCCCCGCGCAGCGTGAGGCGCTGAAGGCGCACATTCAGAACACCACGCTCTACCGCCCGAGGGAGAGATCGACATGGCCGCACGTCGTAGCAACAACGGTCTTGATGCTTCTTATGATGCTTGGGCTAACAACAATCCTCGCCCTCTCCCCGTAGAGGTCGACATTCTCAGCCCCATCGCGCGACGACCCGGTCGGCCGCGCGGTCGTGGCAGGGGCCCGGCCGCGCCGCGGCTCATCGTGCACGACACCAAGGCCGAAGCCTTTGAGGAACCCGAATACAATGTTGATGAGCAACTCGACCGGCTGACCCGCAAGGTCATCATGCGGCTGCACCAGGAGATCGCCAATTACAGCGTGCCGCAGCTGCTGAGCGGGCTCCACAAGTGCCTGCAGGTTCGCGTGCTGATACAAACCCTGCGATTGAAGGGCGGTGGAGACACCAATGTCGGATCAGCAGTCGCCAAGTACAGCGCCGCGTTCTCGCCGACCGATGACGCTGGTAACGGAAAGCGTGGTCGAGGACGCCCGGCCACCAACAGCGCCCACCACGACGACGACGCCGTCCTCAACTACATCACCGACGAGTGCTGACGAGCTTATCAGCCGCGCGGCGTGGCGCGCGGGCATCATCGCCTCGCTGACGATTATCACCAAGATCCTGGCGGCACGCGCCATCCTCATGCTCGCGGTCCTGGGCGCGATCAGCCTCGCGGTCATGGCGCTGTTGCAGGGCGACTGGCCGCACCTCGCGGTGCTCGGCACTTACCTGGTCGGCGGCCTCCTGCCGCTGGTGTGGCTCGCGAGTCGTAGCTAGACGACCCTTAGAGGCGGCCGTGATTTGTCGCTGCTCTCGGGTTTAGCTTTTGGTGTGCGGTATACGAGCGGTGCTAATGCGGTCAACCGCCACAGAAATTCGCCTTGATCGGTATATTCACCTTCGACGCGTTCAACGTAACCAAGCTCAGTCAATCTCTGAATGGTGCTGCGGACGTTATCGTATTGCCGAGGAAACTCGCGCGGCCTTGCCCCTCTGGGCGTCCTATGGATTAGCCGGGTCAGCATCATGATGCTCTGAGGAGGCAGGGCTTTAAGCAATCGGACAATCTCCATTTGCCGCTTTCCATGCCCGCCCCGAGCGGCTATGTTTTTTCGGTACATTTGCAGTACAAACTCCGTATTTGGCACCCGATAAATACGGCAATCGTCCGGTATCTGTACAGGGGAAACCGATGAGTGATCCACGCGACCGCGATCTCGTTTCAAGACTGAAAAGGATCATCGCCCAAATTATCGACGCCCATCGCGATGACGACAAAATCAGTCCTGAGGAAATCGCCGCCGATGTGTTGGATGTGATTTCGCCAGCGATGATGCGGGAAGCTGCCGATCTTGAAATCCGACAACTGTCGCGTGGAATGCTGCGGCGAGAATTCGATCCAGATCACGATGAGCGAGAACGGCGAAAGCGCGAACCGCTGTTCCCGGACTTTGTTCGAGTGCAGCGCCGCTACCCAGCTGCAGACGGCTCAGGATACATCAAGGTCGAGGTGCTTCCCGAGAAGGATTGGGCTTACAACGTTCGCAGATTGCGCCGCACTGGCAGCAGCATCATCGCGCACTCCGAAGACTTGAACGGATGGGGAAAGGCGTACCGCGATTGGACGCTTCCCGAAGATGATACTGGCGAAGAAGGGGTTGAGCCTGACATCGGGTAAGTTGGGCTTGCATGGGATAGTTTATGGGTCAGATTTTCGGCCATCGGCGCTGGCTGTTGACATCATTCGTCTAATCCGCCTTTCGGCGCGGATGTCCTCTCCTCACTCATCACGGGTTGCCCTTTAGCTGGCGAATAGCCGCCGACCCTGCTTCGCAGGCTTCGTTCCATTGATCGGCGTGCTCATGGCTGACGCCATAAGTATCGGGGTCGATGAGCATGTCCTCCATGACTTGAGCGCACCGCTCGATCATGTCGTCGAGTTCGATGAGCTTGTCGCGGATGGCGGTTAGCTCATCGCGCCGCACCAGAGTGAGGAACTCGTCGTTGTCAATCCAACGGGCGAGTTTCGGCATGATGTCGTCATTCATGCGCGGATGTCCTCTCCTCACCGAAACCGTGCGGGATAACCACGCCTTCAATGCTGCAAGGCAGCGTGGGATCGCGCACAAGACGATCTATCGCGGCTTCAAGTCGCACATCCTGTCGGCGACGTTCCGCCGGCCATAACCGCATGAACCGCTCCCATATGGAGCGCTGCCGCAATTCAATCATGCGCGGATGTCCTCTCCTCACTCTCGCCAATGTTTTTCATTGCGGATGGCCGAGGCGATGGTCGCTGGCGGGAGTTGATCGAAATACTCAGCGATCCGCGCGCACCGCTCTCGTTCCTCTGCGCGAACGGCAGCAAATTGGCTCACCAAATCACCGGCAAATTCTGCGATCACCTCTGCACGAATGGTGTCGAGGGCAATAGCCACGCGAAGGATCGTTTCCCCCAATAGCCATTCGCCACCATCCAGAGCATCGCGCGCCAGTTCCATCGAGCGCGAGGATGGCTCACTCATCGGATGTCCTCTCCTCACTCTTTGCAGCAATTTCAATGCGCCCCAGAATCCAGCGCACGACCGGCACCGCCATGCTGTTGCCCAGCGCGCGGTAGCGCGGGCCATCGGCGGCCGGCTTGCCGCGCCAGGCGATCAGCGTGAAGTCGTCGGGGAAGCCCTGTAGGCGCTCGCATTCGCGCGGCGTCAATCGACGCACCGACATGGCTGATGCAACGTGCGGCGTGCGCTCTGTACTCTGCAAAGGATAGGACGGCAGATCAGCCGCAAACCGCGTGCGATCATAGGGCGAGGTGACCTTGTTCGGATTGAACGCGACCGCCGGATAGCCTTCGCCAGGTTTGCCGCCGCCGGTCGTCAGTTGCGCCGCAATCTCTGCTGTGCGCAGTTCGCCACGCTGGTTCTGGGCAAAGGCGACGGCGTGCTGGTCGCGCTTGGTGAGCGTAAACACGACGGCGAGCGGACCATCGGTCTTCAGCGGCTTGTTGAGGCTCCATTCCGGTTGTCGCGCGGTCGGGTCGAAGACAAACGTGTCGTTGTCGAGATCGCCGCGCCAGCCGCCGTCGCCCTTCGCGCCCAGCGGGTTGGCGACTAGTGCATCGCACTCATTCTCGTTTCCAAGTCCGCGGTTGCGCCCAAGGCTTTCGCTAAGTGTCCCGGCAACTCCTTCCCCCGTCTCTCGGCCCGGCGCAGGATGCCGCTGCAAGCTCGCGGGCTCAAAAAGTACCGTTGCGGCAGCGGCCCATCCTCCAAGAGGTCCGACAACGAAGACGCGACGCCGTCGCTGGGGAACTCCGAAATGTTGAGCGTCAAGCGTCCGGTAGGCCCACCCATACCCGCATTGCTCCACTGCCCCGACAAAGATGCCAAAGTCCCGTCCGCCTTCCGATGACAGGAGGCCGGGGACGTTCTCGAAAAGAAACCAGCGGGGGCGCAGTGCTGCAACCAAACGAAGGGCGACGAGGGCCAGGTTGCCGCGCGGATCGTCCAGCCCGGCGCGCTTTCCGGCGACGGAGAAGGATTGGCAGGGCGAGCCGAAGACGATGAGGTCCACAGGCTCAACTGTGCGGAAGTCGATTTTCGTGACGTCGCCAAGGTTGGGGACTCCTTGGAAGCGGGTTTTGTGGACGGCAGCGGCGAACGGCTCGATCTCGGCGCACCAGCGCCAGTCGATCCACGGCGCGGCGATCTCCGGTGCGCCGATGCCGCTGAAGAGCGTGCCGCCCTTGAGCGAGGATGGCGTATCCGCGCTGTAATTCGACTTTTCAGCAGCTTGTGGCGGGATGCTATCTGTTCCCACGATTCGCCCCCTCCTTCAGCGGATCAGCAGCGTGACGAGCATTCCGGTGCAGGCCCCGCGAGCAGCATCAAGAGGTAATGGCTCACTCCGCGCTATTCCTGCTGACGACCGAGATGTAGGCGCGGCCGGATTTGCCCTGGACGACAAGCTCGTTGAGTTGGCTGTCGAGCGATTGCACTGCGGTCGTCAGCGGCACCAGCACCTGGGTGATTTTCTCGATCGCCGCGGCGATGCGGACGAGGTGCTTCAACAGGATCTCGGTCTGCTGCTGCTCGGTCATCTCACCCCTCCACCTTCATTTCCTCGCAGTGGTAGACCGGCATGAAGTGCCCGACCCCGCTCTTCTCGCCGGCGGCGGCATAGCGTGCCTGCGCCGCCTGGCATCCCGAGAGGGTGCTGTAGACCCCGAGATTCCGCCCGCCATCGACGCACAGCGCGGTCATCACCACGGCGAGCACAAAGACGCTCATGCGATGACCTGTCGAATCAGCGTTCTGCTTACAGAGAATTGCCGGGCAAGACCCCGTTGTGACACACCGTTTGCGGATGCCGCGCGAATTTCTAATCGCTGTTCTCTGGTGAGTTTTCTTGTTGGTTGCCGACGGTTTTTGCCTTGTTCATTCAATGGAAGCCAAACGCAGTTCCCTGGCTCATAATTTCCATCGTTGTTGATCCTTTCGATGGAATGTCCTGACGGCCTCGGCCCCATATCGGCGATGAAGTTTGCGAAAACGTGCCACCGTTCGCAAACCGTAATTCCGCGCCCGCCATAATTCTTGTAGCCAGCATCTTTCGTATTGGTACAGCGTTGAAGAAGATGGTTCCAAGCGCAGTATTCGGGCGAGCCACTCTGTCCGTGTGTGGTAATCAATTCGCGGCGCAGACAACCGCATGACAGAGTATTTCCGGTCACTAAGTTGACGGCCGTCACGATTGTGTACCGGCCACAATCACAACGGCAGGACCATGCCGTATTGCGGCGCGGAACCCGGCTAGCGCGCTGATGTAGCGTCATAACTTGAAGCCGACCAAATCGCAATCCGGTGATGTCACGCAGAGTTGCCATTCCACTTTTTCCAGATCATCTCGCACTTGCGGAAGTTCTCCTCCAAACGGTCGCAGAATCCTTCCAGCGTGCGTGCCATTGCACGGATGAACGCTTCATCGCGTCCCAAGCTAATATAGTAAGGGGGGGCATCGTGCCGATAGCTAAAAAAGTGGCATGAATCGCACTCGCTGACATAGAGTTGCCCCTGCACCTGCGTGTAGTAGTCCTCGCCGATGCCGTTGATCAGATGCTTGATCTGCGTGGTGATCTCGGGGGCCTTGATTTCTACCAGTTCCAAAGTGTTGCCGACCTCGATGCGGCGGTCGGGCGAGGCGCCGAGGTGCCCGTCGTCGGTGGTAAAGAAGCCGCCGGGGAAGAGCAGAGTGTTAAGCTCTTTCCCGAGCTTTTCCGCCGCCTCGTCCTCACGCTCGACGCCGTAGCGCACCGCTGGAGTGTTGGGAACATCGCGCCCCACAGGTCGCCCGAAAAGCCGCTCGCCGATGAGTTCGGCCTCGTAAGTCTTGGCGCCCTCGGCCTTGAGCGCACCCTTGGCGTTGATGAAGCGGGAGAAGGCGGATGCGGTGGGCTTGCCGCGCCGCGCCTCGTACCACTTGTCCGAGCGGTGGATCAGGGGTTCAAATTTCATCATCCCTCCCCTCGACCTCGACGCTGCCTTCGCCGCCGCAGGTGCGGCAGGTGTCCCACTGCAGATGCACACGGTCGTACTGGTCGCAGACTTCGCTGACGATGGTTGCCCCCTGGCCGCCGCAGGTCGGGCACTCTTCACTCTGGTTCATGCTGTTCTTCTTCCTTCTTCTGTTTGTTTTGCTCGATGGTCGTCGTCAGCCAGCGGACGACGCGCTCGTAGTGGGAATCGGAAATCTCATCGATCCGCGCGGCGTTGACCGCGTTCAGCATCTTGGTCAATCGCTCCTCATCGAGGTTTGCCTCGTCGGTGAGCTTGCGGATTTCGGCGGCGCGCTCCGAGGAAATCGGCAGGTCGATCGGGACTTGCGGTTGGCCGCCGCGCCCGTCGTCGTCCTTCTCTGCCGCGACCCCGAGCGCCGCCTTGAGCGTGTAGCGCTGTAGGTAGCTTACGGTGCTCCCGACCGACTGCACCGGGTTCTTGGCGCCCGTGGTGTCGGGCGGGGCGGTCAGCGAGGACTCTTCCGAATAGCCCCATTTGTGGCTCAGGATGCAGGTGACCGTCACCGTACGGTCGGGATTGCTCTGGGTGCGCCAGCGATAGTGCAGCCCGTGATCCTTGAGCACTGGATCGACCAGCTTGCAGATCTCGGCGAGGTCTTCGTATTTGTATTTTGGGCCCCGCCCCTGATCGACCGGGATGTTTTTGAGGATCGGCGGCAGCTCCACCCCGGCAAGCGCTTCCTCGAACGCCTGCTTCGCCCGGTGATGCTCCCAGCGTTCTTGCAGGCCCATCAGCTTCTCGATTACCTCGGGCGTGGCGTTCGCCGTCACGGCGCGGTCGAGGATGGTTACCGGCGTTAGTTCGCGCCTGTCGTCGCTCATTGCTGTCTCCTTTCGCGGGGCATGACTTGCGCCACGCCCCTAACGTAGACTATCTATATAGACATGACTACTCCAAATCATAGACCAGACCGAGGTCGCGCGGCGCGTGCGGCAGACCTCGTCGCCCTCCTCTGCGACCAGCTGCCGCTCGGCTCCCCGGCGCGGGCAACGGTCAAGGAACTGCAGCAACTCTTTCCCCAGCGCAGCAGTGAGATCCGCGATCTGCTCGAGCGCGTGCCCGGCGCAAGCTTAGCGAAGAAAGGGGAACGAATCGGCATCCCGAAAGGCACGGTGTGGGCGATCGCGCACGGTAAGTACATGCCAAGCCCCGATATTTTGGCGAAAATCAAGGCCGCGGCGGGAGATCAAGATGACCAGTGAATTCTTAATGGACAACGGCGCGGGGGTTGTGACGCATCTGTGGCGCACCGCTGGCACGGGCCGCCGCTACATCTGGCGCGACGGTCCGCCGGGCGACCCCTACGCACTCCAGTTCGACGACGAGCGCGGCCGCCCGGTCGATGTCTTCGGTTTGCCGCTAGATGGAAAATTTATCGAACCGTCAACAAAAAATACTTGACGGCCGCAGCGGGCGGGCTTACATGAGGCTCCATTCCCCGCGAAGGAGACAAGAGATGGACACCGGCCTCCCGGCTTTTGAAGAACTGCAGAGCGTGCTTTCGACCATGCAGTTCGAACTGACCCGACGCGAGTGGGTCGGTGATCTTTACCAACGCGCCGAGCGCGCTCGTAAATTCCGCGAGCAGTTGTGGGCTGCGATCGCCGCTTACTGCGACGAGTTCGCGTGATGAGCGTCACCTGCATCGCGCCCGACGGCGCTCGCTTTTCGAACTCATGGTGGGAGTGGCGGCCGCTGGCGCGGTACTGCTTCGCGGTCTGCCCGACCATCCTCGAACGCTCGAACCACTACCGGCGCTGGCAGACCAATGACGGCTCGGCGACCGCAGCCGAGGCTTATGCGCTCGGCACCCGGCTCGAACAGGAAGTGCTGAGCGGTCGCTGCCTCGAATACCTGCAGGCGCGACGGCGGCAGATCGAGGCGATGCCCGACGAGCCGTGCGACCTGTGCAACGCCACCGGCACGCGGCACCACACGCCGCTCACCGCATCGATGTGCGCGACTTTCGGCGGCGAGCCGGTCGAGGTCGGCCAGTCCTTTGAATGCAACGCGTGCGGCGGGCTCGGCAGCAAGCGACCGAATGAGGATCTCTATTTCTTCACCGTCGAGAATGTTGCGGCGTTTGCCGCGTTCTGCCGCCGCTCGGGCGGCTTTGAGGTGACGTGATAGCGCGTCGGGGAGATAGGCGCGTTATGGGTCAAGTCGGTCAGTGACCCGGGTTTGCATTCCCAAAACAACACCGACCGCCGGTGGCGAATTTAACTCACTCGCGCGATCGGCATTAACCATCGAAGAAGGAGCAAGCACATGAAGCGTATCGTTTTGGCACTGGCCGTGGTGGCCGCTGTGGCAGGGGCGTATGTGATGTCGGCAAAAGCCGGTTGCACCACGACCTGCTATCACACCGGCGGTGGGGCGGGTGCGCCTGACGAAACCTGCCGCACAACCTGCTGACCCCGCGAGAGGCGGCGCTGCGGTGCCGCCTTTTTTCTTTCCGCCCTTCGGCGTTAAAATCCCCGTATGGCCGAGAAGCTTTCCCGCGAGTGTGCCGCCGACGCCAAGCGCGCGGTCATCGCGCATGAGCGCCGGATGCATCGCGGCAAGCGGCCGACTTTCCGCGCCAGACGTTCCCGCGCCGGGAGGCGCTGATGCCCGGCCCGAGCCGCTTCTCCGCGAAAGAGGATCGGCAGGCCGCCCATGTAGCCGCTTCCGAGCGCGCCCGCGGTCGGTCAGCCAGGGATGCCAAACGTATCGCTTATGCGACAATTGTCTCGCGGGGCGGTGGGCGACGTTCAAAGCGTAGGCACAAGCGCAGGTAACCAGATGCGCCTCCTTGTCCTCCTCTTGATCATCATCCTGGTGTGCGCGGCCTTTGGCGGGGGCTGGGGCTTTATGAACCGCACGCCCGGCACGCCCTGGGCGCAGTACCCCTATAGCGGCTACTACTACGGTGGCGGGGCGATCTGGATCGCGCTCTTGATCCTCTTGCTGCTGATCCTCACCGGGAACCTATGAGCGAGGACGTGCATGCGCTCTGCCGGGCCAGCTTCCCCGGGCCATGTATCCGCGTCATCGGCAGCGACCTGAAAACCGTCACGCAAACCCTCGAATGCGTCGTCTGGTGTCCGCTCTTGAATCGGCGCATCGAGGCAGAGGATGAGGGAGGTGTGGATGGCGGGAATTCTTGACGACCTGGTAGGCGCGGCGCAGGCCGTTGCCGCGACCTCGGCGAATGCACCCGCAGGCCCGGTGCCCGAGCAGGCGGCGCAACCGAGCGTGAGCGATCGGCTCGCGGCGCTGGAAAACTTCGCGATCACCTTCGGCCCGGTCCTGGAAAAGCTCGCCCCTCTCTTGGAAAAACTGGAGGCGCTATGACCAGCTACGCAACCTCGGCGCCCATGCGCCAGCTGATCGAATCGTGGGAAGGCTGCAGATTAGAACCGTACCAAGACTCGGTCGGGGTCTGGACAATCGGTTTCGGCCACACGGGCGATGATTGCTACGAGGGCTGCGACCCGATCGCGCAGGAACAGGCCGACCAGCTGCTCGCCGCCGATCTGCAGCGGTTCGAAGAGGCGGTCAACGGCATGGTTGCCGACGCCACATCGCAGCAACAGTTCGATGCGATGGTCAGCTTCTCGTATAATCTCGGCGAATCCGCGCTCAGAGGCTCCACATTGCTGCGCCTGCACAACGCGGGCGACTACCAGGGCGCCGCCGGGCAATTCGGCCGCTGGAACCACGCGGGCGGGCAGGTGCTCGCAGGGCTCACCCGGCGCCGCGAGGGCGAAGCCAAGGTCTATGCGGAGGGCAATTACAGCGCAGCGTGATGCCGATCTGGGCGTGGTTCATCCTCGGCTATCTCGTCCTGGCGATCCTCGTCAGCCCGCTCATCACCGCATGCCTGCACGACACCAGCGATGACGACTGGCCGTGAGCGACAATCCCTCGCCCAACTTCCAGCGCGATCTCGAGGCGGTCGAGGGCTACCACGCGTTTGCTGCGATGCCGCGCCCGGTCGATCCGCTGCAGGCGCAGACCGCGTTCGAAAAACGCGCCGCGCGGGAGGATTGGGTTGCTCACATCATCGCGATTATTCTAACGAGCGGTTTTTTTCTTCTCGCGTTCGCGGCATTACTTGGCTTTGTCAATATCAGCAACGCGGCAACCGCAACTTTCCTCGGCACCACAATGGGTTACGCGGTCGGGCAGTTCCACCCGATCCTGGAACGATACTTTCACGCGAGGGGCGCTAAACTCGCCGACACTGCACCCGCAGCATCGCAACCAACGCAAGAGGAACCGCGCCCATGACGACACCCACCGATCCCAATGCCCCCGGCGCCACCACCTTCTCGCAGGCGCCAGCGCCCGATCCAGCGACACCCCCTGCTGCCGATCCAGCCGCCGCACCCGCCGCGCCCGTCGACGCGACGACCGCGACCGATCCCGCCGCGCCCGCTGTTTCCGATCCCGCAACCGATACCTCGGGTGCTTCGGCCGCGACTGCGACCGACACGACCGCCGCAGCCGCAGCCAGCGCCGCGACCGCCGCGGCAACGCCGACGCCCTCAAGCCCGACCAACACGGCGGCCGCCGCTGCGGCGAGCACCGTTGGCGCGCTGATGCATATCCTTGGCGACCCGTGCGCGGATGACGATGACGTGATCGAGGCGGCCAAGGTCATCATCGACGCGCTCGACAACTCGAGCTTTGTCGGGCTGCTGAACACCGCCGATTCGCAGGCCGCGACATCCGACTGCTAGGGGCGTTTGCCTCGTATCCGGTTATTGTCCATCCACGCTGACACCTTTGCCCCTCCCCTCCCGGGTCTGGGGCATTTTTTTTGCCCCGCCCCTGCGCCTCTGTGAGGCCCGCCAGCGCGCGAAGGGCATTTCCGGCTACTGGGGTAGCTCCCCCTC